CAACAGCATTGACGACAAGGCCAACGCCCAGCGCATCGATCTGGCCAACCAGTACGGTGACGGCTCGCGCGGCATGAGCCTCGACGAGTACAACGCCAAGCTGAAAGCCGTCGCACAGAGCCAGCAGGAACTGCGCAACGTGGTAGTCGCCAACTATGACGACATGACCTCGGCGCAGGGCAGCTGGGCCGCGGGCGCTTCCTCGGCCTGGGAGAACTACCTTGAGTCGTCGCGTGACGTGGCCGGGCAGACCAAAAGCATGTTCACCGATGCGTTCAGTTCCATGGAAGACGCAATCGTCAACTTCGCCATCACCGGCAAGGCTTCGTTTGGCGACTTTGCCAAGTCGATCCTTGCTGACATGGCGAAGATTGCCATCCGCCAAGCCAGTTCGTCGGCGCTGAGTGGTTTGTTCGGGTTGGCAGCCAATGCGGCCAGTTCGTACTTCGGCGGCGCGCCTTCCGGAGCCACGCAGTCGGGCTACTCGTCGACCTACTTCCCACAAGCCAAGGGCGGTGCGTGGGCGGGCGGCGTGCAGATGTTCGCCAATGGCGGAGCGTTCTCGGACAGCATCGTCAGCCAGCCAACAGCGTTCGGCATGGCCAACGGCGACACTGGCGTGATGGGTGAGGCTGGGCCTGAGGCGATTGTTCCTCTGGCGCGTGACTCGCAAGGTCGTCTCGGCATCCGCAGCGGCTCTGGGGGCGGAACTCCCGTCACCATGAACTTCTACGTGGATGCGTCAGAAGGCCAGTCAGTCATCCCTGACCCGGCAAAGTTTGCCGATGCCATGAAGGCTGTGGCCCAACAGGAAATCGCCAGACAGCGCCGTAACGGCGGGCAACTCACTTAAGGAGGCATCATGCTGGCTTTTACATGGCGGGCAACCTATGACGCCTCCCGGGTGATTACCCCCCGCGTCAAGGTGATCAAGTTCGGTGATGGATACGAGCAGCGGCAGGGAACAGGTATCAACCGACAGCCGCGCAAATACTCACTGGTATTCAAGCGGATCTCATCGGAAATCGATTCCATCGATGCCTTCCTGGTCGCGCGCGGCTCTGTCGAAGCCTTCAACTACACGCACCCCGGTCACGCGATCGGGGTTTTTGTTTGCAGAGAGTGGACGCGTACCGACATTGCCCGCGGCGTCGACAGCATTTCAGCGACCTTTGAGGAGGTGTTTGAATGACAGCTCTTCAGGGTCAGCTTTCGCTGGCGACGGGGATTTCCATCTGGGAAGGGTTCGAGCTGGTACTTCCAGATCAAACACTGCGGTTCTGCGGCGAAGTGAACGAAAACCTTGGATCGGTCATATGGCAGGGCAATACCTATACCCCGTGGCCGATTGCAGGGTCAGAGTTCGCAACGCCCAGTCAGGGCTCTCCGGCCCGGCCAAAGCTACAGGTCGGGAACTTCGGCGGAACCATCTCGGCACTATGTCGGCAGTACGAAGACTTGCTCGGCGCCAAGCTCAAGCGGCGTAGGACACTGGTCAAGTACCTGGATGCAGTGAACTTCACTGCGGGCAATCCGACGGCCAACCCGGCCGAGGAGTACCCGATTGAAACGTGGATCATCACGCGCAAGGCCAATGAAACACCGGCAGCCATCGAGTTCGATCTCGGCTCGCCGCTCGACTTGACCGGTGTGAAGTTACCGCGGCGCCAGGTCATTGCTGGGACTTGCCTATGGACCTACCGCTCAGGTGAGTGCGGGTATGCCGGTGGAGCTGTGGCAGATTATCAGAATGCACCCACCAGTGACCCCGCCAAGGACCAGTGCAGTCGCTCAGTCCGGGGCTGCAAATTGCGCTTCGGCGAGAACGGCGAGCTTCCCTTCGGCGGCTTCCCTGGCATTGCCAGCGTACCGAGGCTTTGACCATGAGTGACCTGTTCAATAAGTGCAAGGCTGATGCTGAGGCGCATGCCCGCGCCGAATATCCGCGTGAGTCTGTGGGTCTGATCGTCAGCGTTCGCGGCAAGCCGCAATACGTGCCGTGCCGGAACCAGTCCGAAGAGATTGACCACTTCATTCTGCATCCCGAGGACTACGCCGCTGCGGAAGACATGGGCGACATCGTGGTGATCGTTCACTCGCATCCAGATGTCGGACCTGAGCCGAGCCTGCACGACATGGCGAGTCATGCGGTCAGCCGCACCGCCTGGTGGATCGTCGGCTTGGTCAACGGTGTCGCGACATGGCATGAGATGCCTGCCAGCGGCGAATTACCACTGGAGGGCCGCGTGTTTGTCCACGGCGTCATCGACTGTTACACACTGGTCCGCGACTACTACCGGCAAGTGCTCGGCATCACGCTGATGGACTTCCATCGCAAGGACGACTGGTGGCACAACGGGGAAAACCTGTACGTCGACAACTTCGAGCGCGCAGGGTTTGTTCCGGTTGATACTCCGCAGCAGGGCGACTTGATCGTCATGGCGATCGGCAGTCCTACGCCATGCCACGGGGCGATCTGGCTGGAAGGTGACGTTCTCCTACATCACCTCTACGGCCGCCTGAGCTGTAAAGAGGTCTACGGCCGCGCCTACCGAGAATGCACGACCCACATCATGCGCTATGCGCGATAGTCCCTGTATTCCATAGGGGATTACCTGTTAGAGTCGCCAAAATCCTTGGAGGCTCATCATGCGTACAGTCCTGACCATCCTCGCCGCGATCATGCTGGCCGGATGTGCTACTTCTCCAACGCCGATCATCAGCGCCGAGCAAGTGCCGGCGACCGCTATCTACGGTTTCCAGAATAAGACGGCAGCAGATGCGGGGAAGATCACTATTGTCCGCGACAACGGACTGACTGGATCAGGTTGCGACCTAACCATCTATGTTGACGGGAAGCGTGCGGCCAAGATGGCCTCCGGGCAGAAGGTGAGCCTCTACCTTGAGCCTGGAAACCGAAACATCGGTGTAGGCCCAGAGTTCTCTGCCCTGTGTGGCAGCGCATCCATCAGGACAACGCCGGCTGAAATTCGGGCAGGACAAGATTATCGATTCAGGCTCAGCGGTGACATGCAGGGCTTCTACTTGGCCCCATACATAGACTACGGCGGCAAATAGCCGAACCGAACAACCAACCGCCTCCGGGCGGTTTTTTATTGCCCGGAGAAACGTATGAGCGCCGCCCATCAAAAGGCTATGACCAGAATTTTGCTCTCTGGCAGCCTAGCCCAAGCCTTTGGGCGCGAGCACTTCCGAATGCTCGAATCTGGAACTACCCAAGAAGCATTCAGCGCCCTCAAGCACACCATCGAAGGGTTTGAAGACTTTGTTTTATCTACTGCTCGCCGCGGCACCAGGTTCGCCATCTTCCGCAACCGGGAGAATGTAGGCACGGATCACTTCGCCCTGGGCGGGACTCGCGAGATCCGCATCGTTCCCGTGATCAGCGGCAGTAAGAGCGGCGGGCTGCTTCAAACGGTGTTTGGCGCGGCCCTCATTGTTGTCGGCGTTGTTGTGACGGCGGCATCAGGTGGCGCAGGCTCCCCGGTCGGCGCGGCCTTGATCGGCGTCGGCATCGGCATGGTTGCGGGCGGCATCCTGCAAATGCTGACCCCCGCCCCAAAATCGCCAAACCAGCAAGAACAAGCCACGACCGAAAACAAACCGAGCTACCTGTTCAACGGCGCGTTCAACTCGACACAGCAGGGCCTTCCTGTGCCTGTCGTTTACGGCCAGATGCTAGTGGGCTCCAGTGTTGTCGGCGTAGGCACATGGGCAGAGGCGATTCCGGCATGAGCGAACTCATCGTAGGCCGCAAGGGCGGCGGTAAGGGTGGTGGCGGCAGCACCGGCACCGTCCGGGCGGCAGTCGAGGCGCCGGACAGCCTTCGCTCGCGTCAACATGTCCGTATCCTGCACGCAATCAGCGAGGGCGAGATCAACGGTATCCCGTATGGGCTGATGAACATCTTCTTCGACGATGTTCCGCTTCAAAATGGCGATGAAACGTTCAACTTTTCAAACGTCAGTGTTGACTTCCGCTACGGCACGCAGGGCCAGGCGTACATGCCGATGACCGGCCTCGAAGCCGAGCAGACCGTCGGTATTGAGCTCAAGTCGGGCATTGCCGCAGAGCGCGCAGTCACCGACGTGGATGTAGACGCGGTCCGGGTCACTATCAGCACGCCGCAGTTATCCACGCAAAACACCCAGAACGGCGATACAACTGGCGCCCGCGCAGAGTTCCGTATTGAGGGGCGTGTAGGTGGCGGAGCTTGGTTTCTGCTATGCACGGACCTGGCGATTGACGGCAAGACCATGAGCCGCACGCAGTTTTCGTACTACGTGCGCCTCCCGCCTTCCGGTGGATTCCCCCGCTACGTGCGGGTGACACGCCTTTCGCCTGACTCAGCTAGTGCCTCGCTGCAGAACCGTACATTCTTTGACAGTATGACGCTGCTGTGGGATGAAAAACTGCGCTATCCCAATACCGCAATGGTCGGCATATCGATAGACGCCCAGCAGTTTTCCAGCATCCCGCGCATGTCGTTCATGGTCCAGGGCATCAAGGTCCTTGTGCCGACCAATTACGACCCAGTCGCCCGCACCTATGCCGGCTCATGGGACGGCACGTTCAAGCGCGCATGGAGCAATAACCCGGCCTGGGTCTGGTATGACATGCTCACCAATACCCGCTATGGGCTTGGCGGGCTGCTCGACTCGACGCTGATCGACAAGTACGCGTTGTACAGCATCGGGCAGTATTGCGATGTCATGGTCCCGAATGGCTACGGAACTGGAGGCTATGAGCCGCGCTTTGTCTGCGATCTTGCCCTGACCACACAACAGGACGCCTGGAAGCTGGTCAACGACATGGTGTCAGTCTTCCGCGCCATTTGCTTCTGGGCTGGCGGAACGCTCACTGCGGTGCAGGACGCGCCACGCTCCAGCCGCTACCTGTTCAACAATGCAAACATCGTTGGCGGCGACTTCAGCTATCAGTCTGTCGCCTCGGACCAGCGCTACAACGTCGCCGCAGTCACCTGGAACAACCCGTTCCAGCAATACAAGCAGTCGGTCGAGATCATCGAGCGACCTGAGCTGATTGCCAAGTGGGGGCGTATCCAGCAAAACGACGTTGTCGCCGTGGGCTGCGCCTCTCGTGGACAGGCCCGTCGTTTTGGCCGCTGGCTGCTGTATGCCGAAAGCGAGGCGGTGACGTTCGCTGTAGGGGCTGACGGCGCCATTCCGCTGCCGGGCGACATCATCGATATTGCTGATGCCAACCGGGCGGGCGTTCGCAACGGCGGGCGTCTCCTGACAGGCAGTACAACGACTAGCCTGCTGCTGGATGCTCCACTGGGGCTTGGCGGGGCGGGCGTCATCAGCGTCATCCTGTCCGACGGTAGCTATGCCGGTCGTAGTGTCACCGTTTCAACGGGTGCCACTTCGGTGGTCGTCTCTCCGGCATTGCCGTCCGCGCCGCTGGCGTCAGCGCCTTGGGCATTCGCTGGCGCGGCTCTGGACACGCAGAAGTTCCGCGTCATCGGGATTTCAGAAGGTGGCGATGGGTCCTATGTCATCAACGCGGTTGCTTACGACTCTGGCAAGTTCGACGAGGTGGACTTCGGCATTCCTGATGTCGACACTCCGACGAGCATCGTCAATCTTGGAGCCCCTGCGGCAGTTGGGCAGTTGACATTCCTTGAGTCGCTCTATGACACAGGAACCGGCCTGGCAGCCGCTCGACTCTCGGTCAGCTGGTCGCAGCCGGCCCGCGCCATGCGCTACCAAGTGGAAGTGATGAAGCCCGGCGGAAACTGGGAGTACGTATCCGAGGTATCCACGCCCAACATTGATTTTGATTCAGCCTCGGCCGGCCTGTGGTCGGTTCGGGTTACGCCAAAATCAGTGCTTGGCCTGTCAGGCCCTGCATCGCTTCAAACCTACACCGCGCAGGCGCTATTGGCTCCGCCGTCGGCATTAATCGGTCTACGGCTGGATGTCATCAACAGCGTTGCAACACTGGCTTGGGACCCGGTACCTGAGCTGGACGTTAAGCTGGGCGGTAGCATCAATATCCGTCAGTCGCGCAACACTTCGGCCAACTGGGATTCAGCGCTGCCATTGACAGAAGCGGCTGGCCGTTCGACATCAGCAGTCGTTTCGTTGCTTCCCGGTAAATACCTGGCGCGCGCAGTCGACTCATCGGGTATTGGCGGGCCGATCACGGAGGTTTGGTCCGATGCTCAAGTGCCGCTTCCCGAAAACGTCGTCCTGACGGTTACTGAGTCTCCGGCATTCAGTGGTGTTGCAGTGAATGCGGCGGTGGCTGGCGGCGTGCTCAAGATGGCGGCCGTGGGCTTATTTGACGACTTCCCTGACGTTGACGCATGGATTGGTGAGCTCGACAAGTATGGCGGCTCGGCACTGACGATGACCTACAGCTTCGCGGCTCCATCGGATCTTGGGAATGTCTACGACTGCCGCCTGACCGCGAACGTCGAGGCCGTTCTGTATGACGATGGCAGCTACGTCGACACGATCGTTGATTTTGACTCGATGGTCAGTATTGACGGCGATCCTCCAGTTGGCGCCTCGCTATCGCTGTGGGTCCGCACCTCGGATGTTTTCCCTGCTGTTTGGTCGGCTTGGAAGCCCTTTGTTGTCGGTGACTACCGCGCCCGGATGTTCGATTTTCAGCTTCGCGGTGAGGTTCTGCTTGCGACGAACTGGATCGACGTGTCGACGCTTGAAGTCACCATCGATATGCCGGATCGCATCGAGAGCGGGAATGATCTGGTGGTGTCTGCGGCTGGCCGAACCATCACCTATTCGCCTCCTTTCAAAGCAAGCCCAGCAGTCAGCCTGACCGCTCAAGGGCTATCTCCTGGCGATTACCTCGATGTCTCTGCCAAGACTGTCTCCGGCTTCACGGTCTTCATCCGAAATTCCAGCGGGGTTGCCCAACCGGGGCGCTCGATTGATTACATCTCAAAGGGATACTGATTTATGTCGCAGCACGATATGACTGTGGACAATGGCGCGGGCCTCGCGGTTCGTACTGATCTAAATAACGCACTAAAGGCGCTGGTATCGCAGAGCAGCGGGGCTTCGGCCCCCAGCCCAACGTTCCCGTGTCAGTTATGGGCTGACACGGGAACAGGGCGACTCAAGCAGCGCAACAGTGCCAATACTGCCTGGCTGGACAGGGGCGTGCTGGATGCCACCCAATATCCATTTGGCAACTACAACGGCTATACCGCATTAGCTGTAAGCACTACGTTGACAGCCGCTAATTTGGGCCAAGCGTTTCTGGTTTACGTTGGTGGGACGACGCAGACATTGCCCGCTATTTCATCGTGCCCGGCCGGTTCGACTCTTACCTTCATGCTTAGCGTTACAGCCACCCTAAAGGCTAATGCTGCCGAGGTGATCGTCAACACCTATAACACCGTTTTTTCGAACACCATGGTGGTCTTGGCTGGCGAGCAGATCCAGCTCACCAGTACGGGGACGAGATGGGTCATCTCCTTGTACGCCCAAGTGGCCGGCAAGCTGATTGGGGTTCAGTCGTTTGTAAGCTCTGGCACCTATACCCCCACCGCAGGCATGGCAAGTGCCGTGATCGAGCTGCAAGGTGGCGGCGGTACTGGCGGCGGTGCAACGGTGCCATCTGCAGGTAACGTGAGCTTGGGTGCTCCTGGCGGTAGCGGTTCATATGGCAAATGGCGCCTTACGGCTGCAACTATCGGCGCCAGTCAAGTCATCACAATTGGGGCAGCCGGTAGTGCTGGCGCGGGTAGTGCTGGCGGGAATGGAGGCACGACCTCTTTTGGAGGCCTGCTCAGCGCCCCAGGCGGGGTTGGCGGAAGCATCCTAAATAACCAAGCTCCACCTCAGTACAACGGTAACTCGTCCTCCTCTGGTGCGCCAACAGGGTCTGCCATTAGTAGCTCTACTGGCGTGGCAGGGGTGCCATCTGCGGCCCCGGTAGCAGCAAGCGGTATTGGTGGTATTGGTGGGGCTTCAGCGTTTGGGCCTGGCGGGTATAGCAGCGCGATCAACTCGTCAGGTACGCCATCTCCTAACTACGGCGCTGGCGGCGCTGGGTGCGCATGCGGTTCTGGCGGATCAATCATCACTGGTGCACTGGGTAAAGCCGGCATCGCAATTGTATGGGAGTACAGCTAATGGTAATGCGCACTTATGCACGGGTTGAAAACGGTGTTGTCGTAGAGATGGTTACGCCGATTAATGATCCAGAGGGTAACCAATACCCTCTCGAGGTCTGCTTCCCACCAAGCTTCATCGAGCAATGCATCGAAGTGACCGATATGGACCCTCAACCCACCGAACGATGGACCTATATCGACGGGATGTTTGCTGAGCCGGTAGTCGTCGGGCCCACTCCCGGGGACATCCTGCAGGTCAACCAAAGCACCCAGGCTTATTACAAAGGTCTGGCACGAAACGCCATGGCGCCGGTCTTGATGTCGCTGCAGCTGGGCGATGCCACT